CGAGTTAGTCCTTCTGGAGTATCCAAGTCAACTAGCTCGTGACCAACAACCGTCACGTTAGGCAACATATCTTTGTTTGCCTTGTGCCAATGATAAACCATTGCGCTACGATCTTCTTGGCGTTTATCCCAAATACCTTTTTCAAAGTCTTCGAGCGGAAGAAAATCAAACAAGTTAAGAATAGCATCATTAGCCTTAACATCACTCTTGCGATGAACTTGGGTCATTAGGTCCTGAAAGCTACTAGACATAATTTCACCGTCAAGCACTAGGTCATATGGCGGCGGCGTTTTCTTAACCACTGCACTAATCTGTTCTACAATGTGCGGAAAATTAACAAGTTCTTTACCATTGCGACTGAACATATCCACCCGACCATCACTACGTACAATAGTAATAACTCTAACTCCATCGAGTTTAACTTCGATATATTTTTTGCCCGATACCTTTGACTCATGATTAGCACTATCGTGAGCAAGCTGACAACCGAATATAGGAATAGCGTAACTAGCATATTTCTTTTCTACCATTTTATTAATTGTTTTTTCACTAGTACCGCAACGCAAATCTTTGATCAGTATGCGTCGATACCATCCATTCCACTGTGCCTTTGTGGCGGATTTCATCATTGCTTGGATCATATCCCTAGCTGTGTTACCGGTAACTTGACGTGTGACAAAGCCAGTAAGAGCGAGAGTAAAACTATCCCAAGGTAAGCCAGCACCATCTTCATCTGTTTTCTCCGGAACTTGTTTAATACCAAAAGTTATCATAGGATCCAATGCGAGTCGAAATCCTTCAAAAAGCTCATTGTTACCTGCCTCAGCTTGGGCAAGGACAATAGCTTCTTTATTCAAGCGGCTGGGGTGATCTTCTAAAGTGGAAATAACTGAGTAGCAAGGATCGCTCATTTCATACCTTCATAATTAACTGTTAATATAGATATTATACAGCCTATTTGTTAGTGTGTCAAGACTTTATTCCGGAAATGCTATTACATTCATACTCATTATTATTCGATTAGATTGGCTTAGATTTTTTTGGGTTCTATGTAGTAGCCATCCGGGAAACATAAGTACATCACCCGTTTTGACTGTAACTTCTTGCCAAAGGGTGTTTTCTTTTGGATATCCACTCCAGTGATAAAATAACGGATTTTGGAATTCTAAATGCCCGCCATTTTCTGGTTGGTCTAAATAGATAACGATTGCAATTGAAGTACCACCATGGGAATGTTCCATAGTCCATGCACCGGGTGGATGAAGGTTAACCCAACTGCCGTCAATGTATGTTCCTTTATGATGAAATTCCCATTCTTTTAATACCTGGCAGGCTTGTGCTGTTAACCAATCTAGTAGTTCGATTGATTCGTCCCACATGTGTGGGCCATCGGTATCGTCAACTGAACTAACTCCGCCATCGGTAGTTAGTACTGAACTTAAATGATTACTAGTCTGTAGTAATTGGTATGCACGATTTTTAACAGATGTTAAATCACCAGGGAACTGTCCCTTCCATATATATGAGTTTAATGTTTCCATAACTGACTTATATATCAGTATGTCAAGTGGTTTGTTGTCTTAAATGGTTTGCCGTTGTAGGCGTTTTCTAGTTGGGTTAGAATTTTATGTTTCATCTGGTAAACTTTTGGATGATCATGATCATACTCAAAAGACTTCATAAAACGTCCCCAACCATTTGGGCGAACTCTTTTTGGAACTGGGCCGTCTAAGTATTCGCGTATTGCTTTTGGGTCAAATCCAAACTTGTCAATCATGTCCTGTGCAAGATTAAATGAGTGGGCACCCATTTCGTCTCGATGTCCATAATATTCTTGCCATGCGCGATCTTTAGCATAGTAGGCAGTGCTTTCATATCCAGGAATATCTTTAAAGTTACGAGCTCGATATTGTCTACAGTGTATGATTTCGTGTAGTATTGTATCAGCAAATAACGTACACATACGGTCCCACCGATATGAACTAGTCTTCATTGTGTTGGCAGTGGTTGGAAATGCTAATTCAATTTCAATAAATCGCTTCTTTCCTTGGCTATCGTAATCACTGTAGTAAGCGCCGCCAACCCAGACTTCACCTGGTTTAACAGGCTTGTGTCTGTAACTACGAATTTTAATTGGTAAATGTGCTTTGACGTGTTTACTTATAATGCTGGTAATTTCGCCTATAGGTAGCCTCTTATCAACTATTTCTGATTTTAGCTGATAAATCATAGAGTACAGGGTATTTCGATCTAACGCAGACCAATTAAAGGCTTGACGGGCCATAGCACACTCCTAACTTTAGTATTTATAGTGTACTATGGATTTCTAAAAATACTACGTTTTACGGACTTTTTTTAACGGCAATTTTGCCACTTGAATAAATACTTCATAACCGTTCCAGGACTTAGAATATGAGTGATTTAAGAAAACTAATAGACCATTTAACACATATTGAGCAAGGTGGTATGACAACTCGAGAATTTGACCCTCGAACCGGCCGCATTGTTAGCAAACCCGTCACTGAAGCGGTCGTAGCGGCACCGGAAAAGCAATCAGCAATTGATGCACTGACACCGACTACTGCGGGCGCGGGTGCGTTTGCGGGCCCAAACGCAGACGGTAGCTTCAACGCAGACCATCCATTTGTAAAGGACATGGATGCAAAAATGGCCGCTAACAAAAATCCCAACAGTAACAACGGACATGATAGTTCAGGCATTGATCCTAATGCTGACCCTGAAGATCCTAAAATATGGCCGCCTGGTGTTAAAAAAGCACCAGACTATGGGTATCTAGATGCCAACGGTATGTGGATTCCTACACCTTTTCATGTTAGAGATGAAAAGGGAGATTGGAAAACTCCTCGCAACAGTCCAGCCAACCGTACGGGTATTCCTAACAACCAATTATCACCATTCCAACTTGCAGTTCAAAAGTTAGATTATAAAGCCAACCTCAGTAGTGCTTCTGCTATTGAACAGTCTAAACCTATGAACCTGCCTAGCGGTGCGCCTCAGATACCCGGATACAAACAGATTGATGTGGGTCGATTCAGTACGGACGCTAGAGAGCCAGGCCTAGATAAGACTTTGCCGTGGGTCTATGCCTATCAGAAAGGCAAGGACTTTATTTTGATTGCACCCGAGTTGTTTTACAATACTAAAATCAGCATAGGCAGACACTATGACGGTTGGGTTGGTTATGGCATAAGAAATAACAATGATCGTGTACCATCAAAAAACGGCACAGTTTTTGTCACTAATCAACACTTCAATTTCAATGACATGATCTTGGGAGTTGTTGTACATACCACCATAGGTGCTGGCAATATTGGCCCCAGCATTCTAAAGAGTATATCTGGATCACTTAAACCAGTCTAAATTCTACGGGCGTTTTTCAATGACTTTGTCAGCCAACCCGTATTCCACTGCTTCTTTGGCACTCAAAAACGTATCAAATTTCATAGCTTCGTACAGCTGAGCATACGTTTTTCCAGCAGTATTGTGCTTGACATACAGTTCAGTTAAGCGTTCGTTAATACGTTTGGACTCTTCAAAACTACGCTTTGCGTCCTCAAACTCTAATTCCTGTACGTGTACAGTACCACGTGTTCCCGGAGTACCAGAACTAACACGATGGATCATTGTACGTGCTTCTGGCAGGACAAACCGCTTGCCTCGGGCGCCGGCTTGAGCAAGGAAGGACCCCATTGAGCAAGCCTGTCCCATGACGTAGGTAGCAACGTCTGGTTTGATGAACTGCATGGTATCGTAAATAGCAAGGCCAGCAGTAACGGACCCACCAGGGCTATTGATAAAGAAAGTAATGTCTTCATTTCCTTGACTCTCTAAAAAGAGCAACTGTGCCACTAACAAGCTGGACGTATGCTCGTTGACATCCGTGTCCAACATAATCACACGGTCCTTGAGCAAACGACTATAAATGTCATACGCTCTTTCGCCCTTCGGCTCACTTTCAATTACCATTGGTACCAAATTAGGCATATTCTTTTCCTTTAATTGTATTCATTAATTCCCAGCGTTGTTCGCTGATGTAAGATTGTGCTACACATAGCATCCATATAGCATGATTCATATTTGCCGGCGGTACCATCTTTTCGCCTGAACGAAACTGGCGCAATTCTTCTGCGTCTTGTAATGCTACTCTTTCCATGGCTTCGTAATCACGAGCCATTTCCATAAGTTCAATTTCATTGTACATCTTCATCTTCCTTGTGTAGTTGACTTTGATACAATTCAAGCTGATCAATAAGTTGTTGAGCACCTTGATGATTCATAGTAAGGGTGCTATAACCAATTCTAAAAGCTATACGATTGTCGTCAGTGTGACCAATCGTATAGTGTATTGCCGGATCTTTTTCCTTTGGTGGCTCAATATAAGGAGTCTTCACAGGTTCTGGAAATTTAATCACGTTGGTATATTCTCGCTTTTTGAACCAATCGAACA